TCGCTGCGCCTACGCCAAGGCCCTAGACCGCGCCAACGCTCTAGCCTTCCAACTCAATAACGCTGAGCCCCTCGCTCACCCCGAACTATTGATGGGCTGGGCCTCAGCTTGACAGCGGGTAATACATGAGTATGATCGAAGTCGTAACGGACACCCAGCTTCATACCTCGTCAGAGAGTGAGAATGATATGGCTGAACGATTTAGCATTTATGCAGGCCCGCCGGTAATCGAGGCGCTTTCTGCCCTTGGGCCACGCTATGCCGAGAATAGAAGCGGCCGGTTGAACACGGTCTGTGATCGCTACAACGCGTTAATGCAAGCGGAGTTGCGCAACATGCCGTTCACGCGCGCTCAATGGTGCATGATCATGGACTGCAACAACGGGATGGAGCTGTCGACCGGAGCCGCGTTGATGAGTGCCTCGATGGTGTGGGCCAACATCCACGACGCTGACAGCAGCATGTCGGAGAAATGGGGAACCGATCGCGACGAGTTAGCTAGGACAATTCAAGCAATGCCGCGTGGTTCGCAATTTGCGTTGCTTGAGGCGATAGACCGGTTCTGGTCACGCGCCGAGGAACCAACAGATGAGGCGTTTAAGGCCGCCGGCATCACACCCCGGGAGACCGCGCCAGCATGAAAATAGGGCGCCGGATGAGGCTCTCGGCGCCCTAAGAAGCCCGTTATGTCGTCGAATCAGGAGAGAATACCAATGCCTGAAGCCCATGTCCACTCTGTCTCGATCTTCGATTGCGACCGCATTTACGTGGTGCGCGATCAGGAGGGCACCCTAACCCTCTACGTCGGCAGCATGCGGCTGGATGTCCGCGGACACTATCCGTTCACGACGCGACCCGAGCTGGTCGAGGTCGCGAGCCAAGCCGACGCTCAGCGGCTGGCGACCGACGACGCGGTTGCGGCGATGATGCTGGATCGCCAGCGAAACAAGACCATGCAGGATGAGATGGCATGACCGACAACGGACCTGACGACATCGTGCTACGCCACCTGCGTGACTTCGGCCGCAAGCTCGACACGACAATCGAGCGCCTTGATAATCTCGCGGCTCGCGTCACGAGCATGGAAGCTGTGCTTGGGCTCCTCGTCACGCAGGTGGCAACTCTCAATGCTCGCCTGGACATGTACGAAAGGCGCATCAGACGCATCGAGAGACGGCTCGATCTTGTTGAGGAGCCTGACCTGTGATGGACCCTATCGATCGTCAGAATGTGACCGAGCACGACAAGATGCGCTGCGCCGAGCGCGAGCTGGCCCTGCGGCGCCGCGTCTATCCCGGTCGCGTGCGCGCCGGCACGATGACGGAAAAGATGGCCGAGCACGAGATCAAGTGCATGGAAGCAATCGTCGAGGACTACCGCAAAATTTGCTTGGGGGAGCGGCTCATATGAAGGCCTGTAGGGCGACGAGGCGGCCAGCTCGGCTAGGGGATCTCAGGGAGGGGAATGGCCGCCCCGTCTAAACGCACCCCCGTGTTTCCACTGGGCCGCGCTGTGCTATAACTTAGCACAGAGGCGGCCGGTTCCCCTATGGCCAAAGCTCCGAAAGCTGCTCCGCAAGATTCTCGCCCGCTGGAGGCCTCCGTGGGCGAGATCGAGCGTGCGCTCGACAAGATCGCCGAGGCACTCAAGCCGCTGTTGCAGCCCCGCCCGCGCGCCCTGACGCCGCCGTCCGACGCGCATCAGGTCTACCTGTCCGGTCAGTGGCACCGTCGGGACGGCGACATATTCCTGCAGACACAGATCAGCGATGGCCACCCCATCGATCCGGCAGGGCATCTACCAGCTCCTAAGCGCCGTTGAGATCGACACCAAAGAAGAGGGCCGTGCCCACGTCGAGCCGTGGCAATCGCAGCGCATGATCATCGACGCAATCGCCAAGGGCCTTCAGGAGGACGTGCATGAGTTCGTTGTCCTCAAGTGCCGCCAGGTCGCCATCACGACCGTCTGCTCCGTGGTGGAGCTGTTTTGGGCTCTGGCCAATCCTGGCGTTCAGGGCGCAATCATTGCGGATCGCACGGATAACCTCGAGCGTCTGCGTCGTATTTTTGCGGCTCTCCTCGAGACACTTCCTGCGGAGTGGCGCGGGCCGGAACACCGGCTGGTCACGAACAATCGGAACGGGATGGCGTTCGCCAACCGCTCGGTCCTCGATCTCATGGCGGCGGCTAATAACCCTGACCTCGGTGCGTCGCGCGCCCTGAACATGATGCACGCGACCGAGTGCTCGCTGTGGCGCTCGCTGGCTGGCGTCGAATCGCTGAAGGCCTCGCTCGCCCGGCAGAATCCGCACCGGCTGTACGTGTGGGAGTCGATCGCGAACGGATTTAATTGGTTCTACAACCACTGCCAGCAGGCCAAAGCCGACCGCCATATGCGGTTCATCTTCTGTGGCTTCTGGTCAAACCCCACCTACTCGATTCCCAAGAGCGACCCCGATTATCGCGTCTATTGGGACGGCCGGCTGTCCGACGAAGAGCTGGCCCGAGCCCGCTACGTCAAGCAGCAATACGGCATCGTCGTGAAGCCCGAGCAGATCGCGTGGTGGCGGCGCGAATCCGAGTTCTCGGCCGAGGAGTACATGCTGCGCCACTACCCATGGCATGAGCGCGAGTGCTTCATCGCCTCGGGCTCAGGCTTCTTCCCGGCGCAACGAACGCTGGAGATCGGCGAGGCACTGGCAGAGGGTGCTCCGTACAAGGGGTACGAATATGTGTTCGAGGAGAAGTTTCTCGGTTCGCGCATTGAGCAAACGAAGAGCAGCGATCGCGCAACGCTCCGCGTATGGGAACCTCCCGATCCGACTGGCGTGTACGTGCTCGGCATCGATCCGAGTGGCGGGGGAGGAGGGGAGGCTAACGATCACGCGATCGAGGTGCTGCGCTGCTACGCCGATCGAGTTGTGCAGGTGGCAGAGTTTCAAAGCAACCGGCCGCTCACCTATCAGTTGGCGTGGGTTCTTGCGCACCTGGCTGGCGCGTATCGGGATCATTTAGCGAACTTGGAGGTCAGCGGCGTCGGCGCAGCTGTGATGCCCGAGGTGCGCAATCTGCGCCAGCTCGCCGAGCGCGGCATCATCCAGGCGATGCCCAACCAAGACCATATCCTGTCGATGATCGGCTCGATCCGGTGGTTCCTCTACAAGCGCGCCGACACGATGGGCGGCGCGGGCAACGTGATCAACTGGAAGACCAACCAAGACAACAAGCACATGATCTACAGCGAGCTGCGCGACAGCCTCATGCTGCGCCGGCTCGAGGTGCGCTCGCTGCGGCTGATTCAGCAGATGCAGGCGATCGTCGAGGACGATGGCTGGATTGGTGCGGGCCCGGATACCGGCGAGAACGACGATTTGGTGTCGGCGCTTGTTTTGGCGCATCATGCCTGGATTGAGTGGAGGCGCCCCGGCCTGATCGCCCGCAATTTGACGTGGGCCAGCGTCCACGACAAACCACCCAGCGATCCGGGTGCGGTGCTGTCGTTCGCTTTCAGTCAGCACATGCAGAACATCAATCGCAAGTCCCAGTCGCGCCGGGAGCGGTTCTGATGGTCTCGGTCTCGAGCAGCGCGATCGCGCGCCTCGACTACGACGAGGAGGAGGAGGTGCTCAGCATCACGTTCACCGATGGCCGCAGCTACCAGCTCCAGAACTTTCCAGCGATCGAATACCACCGCTTCGTCACCGCCGATTCGATCGGCGCCTACTGGAACGCCTATGTGAGAGGGAATTACTGATGGCCGAGCCCGACATGGACGTCTACTTCGTCGATCGCGGCCGCGAGCCGCGATGCCCGCCGGATCCCAAATATCCCGAAGGCATGGTCGTCGTGGACTGCGCCGAGGAGGACCGCCACTGCAACGTCGGCTTGCCCTATCCGGCGCCGCGTTGCGGTCTGTGGATCGTGCTCTGCCATACCTGCGGGAAAAGCTGTGCGATCACCGCCGCCGGCCGGGTGGACGATCCGCGCGTGCTGATCATGGGGTGCAAGGATGCCGATCGTCAGGACGTACGCATGCAGTGAGTGCAATCACTTTCTTGAGGTGATGCTCTCCGCCGAGGACTGGGAGGCGCCCCCGCCAGAGTGCCCAGAGTGTGCGGCGGCCGCGATGCGCCAGGAGTTTGTCCCGCCGAGGATCGTCGGCTCGCCACGGGCGCGTGCTACCACGCTCGCCGAGGACATCGCGGCCAACGACTATCACGTCGCTGACATGCAGCGCGATCGGCACGACGCCACGCCCAACGTCCGCTACCGAGACAGCAACCCGTCGAGCTGGGGCAAGGCGGCTGACGGAAGCGCGATCACGCCGCAGGCCATGCAGCACGCGATGGCGCTCGGCCGCCAGGTGCGCCAGCGATACGGTGATGGCCTCGATGTGTTGCAGGCGAATCTCAAGAGCGGCGCCGAGCCCGATCTCATCGAGATCAGCAAACGGCGATCACACAAGGTCTGGTGATGCTGCGGATCCCCAAAGAGAAGCTTTCGCTGCAGAAGTTTCTGACCGAAACGACCGACGAGTGCATGGGCAGCGCCAATGAGCGCGGCATGGTCTACACGCGCGCCTCGCAATATTACTATCAGGGCACCCAGGACAGCCGCGCGGCCATCTACAACAAGGTGAAGGCGTTCATCGACAAGCTCGCCGGCTTCCTGATGCAGCCGACCGACGTGCGCTTCCAGTGCATATTCGACAGCGGCAAGCCCGACGACGTGCTTGAGCGCGCCCAGCTCGTCAGCGAGAAGCTCTCGGCCGACTTCAAGCAGACCGACAGTGACATCACGTTCGCCGAGGCGGTCGTGTGGTCACTGATCAACGGCTGCCAGCTGCTCAAGCTGCGGCCTGACGGTGAGGCGTTCAAGATCGCCCCGGTTCACCCGCAGAATTTCGGCGTGCTCGGCGAGACGATCCTCTCGCTGGAGGAGCAGGAGGGTCTCTGCCACGTCAGCTATCCGACGATCTCGCGCGTGCGCTCGATGCTTGAGGAAAGCGGTCACCCCAGCCGCAAAACGATCATGGACAGAATCCTCGAGGCGCGGGCCGGCAAGAAGGAGGACGAGCAGCCGACCTACTTCCACCAGATCGTGGTCGGCGGCCTGCAACCGCTGGGCGATGCCACCTCGGTCAATCCCGAGGCCGGCGGCATCGTCAACGTGTTTCCGGTGCCGACGCCATGGCGGCCGAATACCCGCTTTCAGGAGACGGTGAAGTTCTGCGAACTCTGGCTCAAGGACGCAGACCGCGACGACTACTCGACGTTCCAGCTCATCTACCCCGACATCATCGTCGAGGGTGAGAACACACGACGCAATCTCTCTCGCGTGCCCGGCCGCGCTCCATTCATCAAGGTCCAGGCGCAACCGACCCCCGGCTATTTCTGGGGCCGTTCGCACATCGCCGACGTGCAGATGCTGCAGGACATCCTCAACAAACGACTACGCGACCTCAAAGTGATGTGGGACCGCAACGTCTCTGCGCCGCAGGTGTTGAGCGGCTTCTCGTCGGTGACCGAGGAGCAGTATTTCAAGATCATTTCCGAAGGCGGCTTCATCAACGACCCTAATCCCAACGCCAAGGCGCAGCGCCTCCTCGAGCCGCCACCCGAGACGTTCAAGGAAGAGCTGGAGCTGATTTGGCAGATGTTCGACGAGGCCTCGGGGTTCTCGCCGATCATGTCCGGGCAGGGTGAGCCCGGTGTGCGAGCTGGCGTTCACGCGCAGACCCTGGTCAGGACGTCGAGTCCCCGATTGATCGATCAGGCTGCGCGCATCGAGCGCCAGCTCGCAGACTGCGGCTACCTCGGGCTGCGCATCATGCAGGCCATGGATGCGTCGATCTACACGACCGACAAGGGCCAGGAGTTTCTGCTCTCGCAGCTTCCCGGCGATGTGCAGGTCCAAGTCGACAGCCACAGCGCTTCGCCCGCGTTTGCCGAGGACAACCGCCAGGTCGCGATCGCACTGGCCCGCGCTGGCGCCGTCGATGCCGAGGATCTCATCCACATGCTCCATCCGCCCGGCGCCGAGCTTCTGCTGGCAAGACTGCGTCAGCGGCAGAAGGCACAGGCGCAGCAAGCGGCACAGGAGAAGCAGGAGGAGCTGGTGCGCGACGTGATCCAGTTACCGCAGCGGGGCGGTAGGGGAGGACGGCGACGGCGCGATGGTCGGTCGTGAATCCTACAGAATGGAACTGCGATTTGCCTAAGCGACACTTCTGGGTTTAGGATTTTGGACCATGGCAATCGGCGACCAAGACCCCCCTGCCGCGCCTGGTATACCGACCGAGCCATCACCGGCTGGCCCAGGCACCGTCGGTGGGCCTCCTGCCGCTGGCGGCGGTCCTATTCTGGCTGCTCTAGCCCGCCAGCGGCAGGGGCCCCAGGTTTCGGCACCGGGTCCAGGCAACATGGCTGACAGCATGAACATGCTGCTCCAGGCAATCGGAATGATTCAGCAGGCGCTTCCCGGCCTGCAGCCGGGCACGCCACTGCATCGTGACGCTCTCAATGCGCTCTCGCGCGTGAGCCGACACCTGCCGGCGGGATCACCGACGGCTGGCGTGCAGCAGACGAACCTGCGCGACCTGTTGAGGCGCGTGACGCAGAACGCGATGTTCCAGAAAATCCTCGGCCAGCAGGGCCAGCAGCCGCAGCAAGGTGCGGGTGACGACAGCCCAGCAGGACCAATGCCGCAGATGATGACGCAAGCCCCGATGCCGGCCACACCGCTGCCGGGGGCATAGAAACGGCGCCACGGGTGATGGCCTAATCACCCGTAACGCCTAACCACCAACTCTGATCGGAGCAGAGCCAGTCGCTAAGGGAGCTTAGCACATGGCGCCGTTCCGCCGCGCAAGTGGGTGGTACACTCTCCCGATTTTGAGCCGGGGAGAGGGAAATGGCGTCGCCGAGCCAAGCGCGCAAAGGAATGGCGAGAAAAGACGGGATACAACTTCAATTACTCTCGCGATGCGAACAAAGATCGCATCAATGCCAACCGTCGGGCATCTCGCAACAACAGAGCTAAGGCATTGATATCATGAGTCAAAACCGTAGCTACGATCCGCCAATTACTGCCCCGCCCGAGACACCGCCGCGCACGATCCTGCAGGTGGATACGCAGAGCGAGGTCTCCGAGTGGGGGGCGATCCCCGCGATCGTGCCGAAGCCCGAGGGCGGCGTGCCGCTCCAGCCGGCGATCGTCGGCAAGAACAACAACAACTGACATGACGAAAGCCAAGCTGTTCAAACGACGCGGCAACATGGTGATCATGGACCGCCGCGATCCCCATGCGTTCGACGGCGTGTGTGCGTTCTGCGGCAAGCACGACGAGCTGCGGCCCTACGGACCCAATCACGAGAACGTCTGCTTCGACTGCGCGATGAAAGATCCGAGCGCGGCGGCGCGGGCATTCGCGCGGATGTTCGACGGAGGTCACTGATGGCCACCATCTCCGATGAGGAATACAACAAGCTGATGGTGGCTTCACACACCGCCGCGTTTGCCGAGTCGATCTGGAACGATCCCGCGCTGAGCAAGGAAGCCAAGCGCCTGGCGAAGCGCAAGTACCCCAACCTCGAGATCCCGGAACTCGACATCCGCGATGAAGTCGACGCGCGATTCAACGCGGAGAAAAAAGCGCGAGAGGACGCCGAGGCCGCGACCAAGCAGGCGGCCGAGGATGAGGCCTGGAAGAAGGAGCGCGCTGAGATCCAGCAGCAGTACGGGTTCACCGACGACGGCATGAAAGAACTCGAGGAGTTCATGGTGAAGAACAACGTCGGCTCCTACGAGGTGGCTGCGAGCTACAAGGCGAGCAAGCAGCCGAAACCATCCGACGCGACCTACGGCGGCGATCACTTCTGGAACCACCGCCAACAGGAAGGCTTCGCCGAGGTTGCCAAGGATCCCGAAGGCTGGGCGCGCACGCAGATCCTTCAAGCCATCCGCAACGACGAGCGGCGAGAGAGAGAACAGAGGTAAGCCATGCCGATATTGGGCGCAGGCATCATCCCGTCCGGCCCCACGGGATTGGAGCTGCAAGCAACCATCCGTCGCGTGTTCGCGCAGATGGTTGTTGTTCTTTTGTATCGACAGAACCCGTTGCTGGCGCTTCTGCTCAGAAATGCCATCCGCGCATCGGGCGGTGTGTCGCCATATACGCAGCCGGTGCAGACAGGCCAGTACGTTGCGTCGAGCTGGATCGGGCCGGCAGGACAGTTCAATTTGCCTACAGATGTCGCCGCGACTCTCAATGCAGAATTCAATATGTGCGCGCTGGCGACGCCGGTTAATTCGCTCGGCCTCGAGCAGCTCGTAACGCAGGATGCAATCGCCGTTGCGTCGCGCCTCATGCTGAAGCTCAACGATCTGAAGAACTCTGCGCTCAACGCGTTGGCAAACGCCTTGTTCGGACCGCCGGTCACCGACGTGCTGCAGATGTTCAGCCTGCAGGATGCGTATGGCAACAGCGGCATCTACGGCGGTCTCGATCGCGCAACGTATCCGACCTGGCGCGGCCTCCGCATCGCGGCGGCCGGCGGCATTCTCACGCGCGCGACATTCATCCCGATGCTGCTGCGTGCGGTGAAGAACTCCGGAGGTGAGGCACTCGATTTTGTCGTCTGTTCTTTGGAGGATTGGACAACGCTGCTGACCGACTTCATGACCGTCGAGCGCTACAACAACGACCCAAGCTCGCGCTGGGGCAAGGACGATCCGGTGAATTCCGGTTTCCGTGGTTTGCTCCTCGGCGACACGCCGATCTTCTTCGATCTCAATTGCCCGGTCGGCACCGCATACGGCTTCAATTCGAAGTACATCACCCTGGTGATCCACGAGGATGCCAATTTCGCGTGGACCGGGTGGTACTCGACGATTCCGCAGGGACAGATCGCCAGCGTGGGCTTGTCGCTCACGGCGCTCAACCTCGTGTGCTCGAAACCTTCCACCGGCATCATCATTGAGGGGATCACGGGCGGCGCCGCCAACTTCCCGCCTGGGCCACCGCCGCTGCCACCGCCGCCACCGACACCACCATGAGGTCATGATGTTCCCACCGCCCGGACGTCCGCCCCGCCCGGTTCGCGTCTCACCGCCCCGGCCGCCACCCTGTACGGCGCCGCCGCGCGCGATCGCGCTGCCGCCGCGCCCGCCGCACTACGTCATGCCGGGGTCGCACCTGCTCGACCCGCCGTACGCCCGACTCCCGCAGCCGGGCTCGCCATGGCTCACCGGTCGCTGGCCATTCCCGCGCCTCCCGTGGCGGTTCGAGAGCGAGACCCGCGCGCCGGGCACGGGGCTGATCACCGGCTCCGATCCCCGTCCGCGACCACCGTGTCCTCCTCCTCCACCGCGGTGCTGGTGTCGTGGCTGGTGAATCCCTCTTCCCCGCCTTTACGCCGATCCTGCCCCCGCCGCTGATCGGCCAAGGGGGAGGCCCGGCCCCGACTTTCCCGCCACCAACCCCGCCGCCCGCCGGCAAGGTTCCGGTCGGCGTCCTAGTCGGTCCTGTAGTCGCACCCGGCGGCGGGCCCGAGTACGACACCCCGACCATCGGCGGTGACAATCCGGGCGAGTTCCCCGCCTTCACCACGACGTTTCCGGTGCCACCGATCGTGTTCGTCAATCAGATGATGATCGGCGACATGCGGCCGCCGCAAACACCGACAACGCAGAATATTTTCATCGGCGGCTGGGGGTTGCCGCCGCCCCCCGAGGTCGCATCGTCATCGTTGGAGGAGTCCGTGGCACCGGAGGGCGATCCGCCTTCGACCACACGACGGCGTCGTCGGAGGTAGGCGTGCTGGCGACCTACATCACCGAAACGCAAAATCTGCTGAACGATGCACAGGGTCAGTTCTTCTCGATCCCAACGTTGACGAACTACATCAACCGTGCGCGGCGGCGCGTCGCGGGGGCGAGCGGCTGCATCCGCGTTTTGGTCAGCGACACGAAGACCGAGCGCGGCAAGGAGGTCTACCCGTTCAGCGACTGGCAATCGTTCGTGCAGGAGAAGATGCCGGGAGCACAGAGCGTGCTGCATTGCCGCTCGCTCGCCATGGCGATCGGCAAGGGTGGCTGGAAGCCGATGTGGCGCCGCTTGATATGGACCGATTTCCAGGCCCGCTTCAGGATCTACAACGGCACGTTCTACGGCGTGCTGAGCGAGCCGGGATGGTGGGCGCAATTCGGCGCCGGCCCCATGGGCTCGATCTATCTCGCACCGATCCCCTCGCAGATCATGCCGTTCGATGTCGATCTCACCTGCGTGCCGGCGCCGCTGCTCACGGATAACGATCCGGAGCCGATCCCGTACCCGTGGAGCGATGCGGTGAGCTACTGGGCAGCGGTGTTGTGCTTGATGCAGCAACAGCGGCGCGAGGATGCAGCTGCTATGTCCCAGCTCTTCAATTCCGATTTGCCGATGTGTGCGGCCGTGGTGTGCCCGCAGATGATTCAGACGGCATACGGCGCAACGATACGCAGTGCCTAACCGAAGAGTTTTACGAATGCAGCACCAGCGGCAAAAAGAGCAGCGGCGCCACCGATGGTGGTTACGGCGATCTGCCACGGCGCGAACGTTATCTCCTGCCGCTTGCGATCGTGGTCGGCCAGCATCTGATCGATGTGTGCAAGCTTCTCACGGATGTCGAGGTTACGCATGAGAGGATCGGCAACCGTGGTAGCGTCTTCTTCGGCCATTGCTCTACGCTCCATTAGATCAGTGGTCAGGTGCGTCGGCGGGATGCACCCCGTCGGCGCACCGCCAGGATAGCACGGACATGCCGATTCAGTCTGCAAACGCGCCAGAGTTCACCACGCTGGAGGAGTGGAAGGGACTGAACCAACAGGCGCGCAGAGGGACGATCGACGATCAGGAGGAGTGGTGGAATGAAAACTTCTTCGCGGTTGGTCCCGGCAACCTCCGTTCGTGTTGGGGACATGGCCCAGCACTCTACACCGCACCCGCCGGAACGCAGATTTTGCGTATGTTCTTCGGGTTCATCGGACACCCGACACCGCAGTTTGCCGCACCTGGCCCGCAGTTCGGCGGCCGTCTGGGATGGATGTTCCTCTCCAACGGTCACGTCGTACAGGTCGACCTCGACAACCACGACCCCCCGGTCGATATCGGTGATATCTGGACCCCGATCGCTCCGCAGTATTGGGCCTCGGCGGTAGTCTGGCGGCCGCGTTTCTTCGGCTCCGTGGCCGGCCAGTCGGGCGGTGTGCTGTTCGGCTCGCCGAAGGGACTGTACGCGTGGTCAGGGACCACACTCTCTCGTCCCGGTGATCCGGCACCGGACTGGCTGACCGACCTGGCAGAGACGGATCCGGCCGCGCCGGTCCCGCCGATGCCGGTCGGTCTGCCAGGAATCTATTGCATGGAGGTATACCAATCCCGCCTGTTCGTCGCCGGCAAGGACGTGATCTCGTTTTCGGCGCCGTCGAACGGCGCCGATTTCTCGACCGCATCGGGCGGCGGCAGCTTCGGCTATTTCGGCAACAAGCTGACGTACAGCTACATGGATCTCGCGGCGAGCGCCGGATACCTCTTCTGCTTCGGCGATTCGAGCACGGACGTCATCAGCAACATCCAGCTCACCGGCCAGGGCAGCCCAGAATCGCCGTTCACGACGAATTTCAATTACGCGAACATCGACCCGCAGACCGGCCAGAGATTCCCGCGCCCGGTCGGCCGCATCGGCCGATACTTCACGATGTGGAACGGCGCCGGCATCTTCCTGATGACCGGCGGTGAGGCACAGGAGATCGGCAACAAGGTCACCGAGATCTACAACACGCTCGACAGCTCGCAGTACCTGCCGACGATGTGCACCGCGACGATGTTCAGCTTCAAGGTCGTGCTCTGCAACGGCCGCTTCACCGATCCGTGGGGCCGCACGCGCTCGCTGCTGCTGATGTGGCACCCGGTGCAGGGCAAACAGTTCTGGTCCGTCGCCTCACAGGGCCTCGAGCTGACGCACATCGGACACTACGAGCAGGATTCCATTATCACGCCTTATGGAACAGACGGCACGAACCTCTACCAGCTCTTCGCGCAACCGGATCCGCAACTGATCAAGCGGCTGTCGACAAAGTATCTGCGCGGAAGCGGCATGGCGCGGCTGGTCATCAAGAACTTCAAGCGCCTGTTCCTCGAGGTCTACGACAACAGCGGGCAGGGCGTGGCCATCACGGGCGTCGTGCGCACGGGCGCCGGCAATGTCCCGGCCGGGGTACAGGACATCGGCTTCCAGCTCGCGCCCGGTAAGCGCTACGACATGCAACCACAGCCACTAGAAGGCGGAGGTATCGCGGCCGCCATTGATCTCGAAAGTTACTCGCCCGACTTTACGATCGAGCGATTACACGTCGGTGCAGAAGAGCGTACACTGTTCGGAGCGTAAATGCGTTCAACGTCCACCCCAGCAACGGGAGAAGAGCAATGGCTCGACGACTGAAACAGACACGACGCGCGCGGCGCATCAGAGCCCGTCGACGGAGGCGGTAGTGGCGAGGCCGTTGCAACGCGCGTCGCTGAATCTGCGACGAGCGTTGCGGCTCAAGAATTGGCGGCTGCCGAAGTGGCGGCCGCGCCTCTACAGCTACCGCAAAGGCAGGAGGATTTGATGCCGCGAGGAGTAAATCTCGGCCCGCGCTCGCGGGTCGATCCTGCGGGCCGGTTCAGGACACGGCGCCCGCGAACCGGCGTGCAAGTCCGAGCTGTCCGCGCACAATTCGAGCGGCCGCCCGGACCCACCAGGGGACGGCGAGGCCGGCGCGTGCGCGGTCGGCGCGGCAGGCGCACGAGAGGTCGTCGCTGATGGCGCGCAGACGCAACAAGGCCCCCGGTCGCACGGGTCCGGTCGTCCGCATGCCGTGGTCGGACGGTGCATTTCCGTCCGACTGGATGCGTGGCGTGCGCAAGGGTCAGGCTCGGGTCGGCCGCTCACCTCGACCAGGCGGGCGCACTGGACCTGTCCGGGCGGCGCGACGGTGAAGAGGCGCGAGGCGACCGAGAGCGAGCTGCACCGCACCGTCGCGGAGCTGCTCGACTGGCTGCTGCTGCCGCCGGCCATGTACACCACGTTCCCGGCCGGGTGGGGCAAGCTGCCGAGGGCCACAGGCGGCAGGCTCAAGGGTTCCGGGCTCAAGGCAGGGATGCCGGATGTCATGGTGTTCTATGGCGGCAAAACCGTCGGCGTCGAGCTGAAGACCGCCAAGGGGCGGTTGAGCAGGGATCAGGTCGAGACGTTCACGCTGCTGCACGAAGCCGGTGTCCCGGTCTATGTGTGCAGGGAAGTGCAGGATGTGATCGCTGCGTTGCAGACCGAAGGCATTCCGTGGCGATCGGCGATTGGAGTGACAGATGGCTACAAAGTCACAGAGAGCCGCAGCGCGGAGGAATCTGCGCAAGGCACGAGGTTCACGTAGGAGAAGGAGGCGCTAATGGCGCGCAGAACCCGCAGGAGAATGGTGCTCGTCCCCGCATCACGGCGAGCGGCCCGCAGCAGACGACGCGGACGTCGGCGGTACTGATGGCCCAGAAACGATACAGGCAGGGCCCATGGCCGCCGAGGACAGACGATCAGCCGGTCGGGTATTTCGTGACCCCGGACGGGTATCTGAGATCCGATCGACCACTCGCCGGGCCTTTGCGTTTGGGTACCGAGCCCCGCGTCGGTCCAAGAGGTGCCGCTGTCCGCGCCGAAGAAAGTAGGCAATCGGATTTCGGCATGGATCGCATCGACCCGCGCGAGTTTGATCCGATGGGCACGTCGCTGGAACGCTATCGCGAAGGCGATCGTGCCACACGGCTGTGCGCGGAGGACATCCGCGCGGGACGGGTCCGCAGCCGGCGCGACTGATGCCGAGCGTCTATCTGCTGGCCGAAGGCGTGCACCACACGTATGCCTTCGAACACATGATGGCGCATCGCACCTATTGGGGCGCGATGTCTCCGCTGTCGCGGTTCTCGGTGGTGCCGTACGTCCTCGACCCGATGATGGGGACGGACATCCCCGGCGGCCCGTGGCATATGAACCATCAGCAGGCGCACAACGATGCGCAGGGTGCGCTGCCGGCTCAATTCGCGACCCCGTCGGTCATGTCGCTCGATCTGTTCGTGGGCCAGAATCTGAGGGATACGCGATTCGATAATCCGGATTCACGTCGATGGTGGACGTTCGCGAACCATATGGAGCACTACGTCACGAACGACACGATCCTGCCCGCGCCAACGGTGCGCAAGGAATTCGAGAACCCGTATCGGGGAGGGGCCGGGATCGACTGGATCTTCCCGTTCTGGTGACGCCTCGGCTGATGACCGAGGACGATATCCCCTGGCTGCATCGACTGGCGAAGAAGCGTTACCGCCAGGAGTACGACGAGTCGAGCACCGAGGGATGGTTTAGGAACATCGTGCTGAAAGGCCCGATGATGTTCTATCCGGTACGCACCGACAACGCGTTCGTCATCGCGATGATGTGCACCGTGCCGTGGACGCCGGCCTTCTTCGAGTGCAACATCATCTTCGTGTGCGCCGACATCGGCTGCATGTGGGAAGCCTCGACGCTTCTGCGCGGCTCGATCCACTGGGCGCGCCGCCGCAAATGCGCGATCTGGCGCATTTCCTCCGACACCGACGTCGACCTCGAGCCGCTCGCGCGGCGCGTCGGCTGCACTGAACTCTCTCCCCGCTACGTGATGGTGCTGTGATGGGTGGACCTTTTGCATTGATTGGACCCGCGATGAACCTGGCGTCGGCCGCCGGGAGCAAAGGCGGCGGTGGTGGCGGCGCAGGTGGTGCTGGCGGGATCAGCCCCGAGCAAGCGGCGCTCGCGCAATTCCATCTCGGGCAAGATCTGCTGCACGCGCGCTCGACGTTCGCCGGCACCGGCACGGGCGCCTCGACCATGGCGACGCAAGCAGCTGGAGGGGCGCGCCTGAAGGAGGCGCTGGAGCTTGCCCGCGCGTCGAATGCCAATCAGCAGGCAGCGGCACAGCAGCAACAGCAACTGCAAGGCGCCACGGACCAGAGCCAGGAAGATCAGAGATTCCAGGCTGGATCTCAAAGTGTGTTCGGGACTGGCACGCAGGGCACCTTCAGCAATCAAGACAGCGCCGGGAGCGAGTAGGTCATGGGCGCGATGCTGGGTGGTGGCGGTGGCGGCAAAGGCGGCGGTGGTGGCGGTGGCGGCGGCATCTTCGGCGGTCTCTCCCCGTTCGATGTCGCGATGGCGCAGCAGGCCGGGAGCCAGAATGCCGAGGCGATCCACAACAGGTACCAGCAGCTCGGCATCGGCATACCGGGCGGTGACCCCATGAACCCGACTTATGGCGGCGCGAGCACGATGGAGCAGCAGGATCTCGCGCAAAATCAACTCGCGACGGGTGCGACTGTGGGCGAGATGGAGAATTTCAGCCGAGGGCTTCCGCCGGGCACGCTCGCCAACCTGGCGCAGCAGCAGCAGCAGCAGCAGAACAACGATTTCTCATCAGGCGCCGAATCCATCCTCGGCCAATCTGGCGGCAGCGGCGGGGCCGGAACATTCACTGATGCGCGCGGCGCATTTTGACCCATGGGCGATGCAGTAGGCGCAGCAACGGGTGGTGGCGGCGACGTCGGTGGCGGCAAGGCCGGCGGTGGCAGCCTCGGCGCGGGTGATCCGTTCTCGTCACTGGGCGGCGGCGGTGGCGATCCGTTCTCCAGCATGACTGGCGGTCTCGGCGGCGGTGGCGATCCGTTCAGCGCCTTCGCCATGTCACCGGAGGAAGCGTTGACCGGCGTGGCCGGTGGGCAATCGCCCGACGTCGGCGCGCCCGAGCTTGGCGGCGTGCAGTCCGGTGACACCGGCACGCAGGATGCGCTGCGTGACGTGGCCGGGGGCAAGCCGCCATCGTTGGCGCCTGAACTGCCGCCCGAGAGCGTGCGACAGCAGAGCATCCAGCAACTGCGCGAGGGAATGCAGAGCTGGCAGATCGGTGGCCAGCCGGTGGTACCGGGGCCGACCGGCCCGGTGCCGCAGCAGCCGCTGGCGCCCGGTGCAGGACTAAGCAGCCTTTCCGATCTGGTGAACCCACAGCGGACTGGGCTGGTTTCTGGCAGCATGCTGGAGGATGCCGGTGTGCGGCCTGTGCCGGGGCAATTCCCCGATCAGCCTGCGCCGAGCGCGGGGCCAGAACAAACCCCGGCGGCCGCCACGCCGACAAGCTCGCCAGCCCCTGCGTCAGCGCTCCAAAAAACGCCAGCTGCAGCCGCCGCTCCTGATACCGGTGAGCGAGCGCCGCAAATGCCGCAGGCGCCGAGCGGGGCTCGAGGCGCCCCCGGCGCTCCTGGCGGTGGTGCCGGAGGCGGATTGCCTTCACCGCTGCTGCAGATCGTCCAGCAACTGATGCGGATGGGTGCAGGTGGTGCGGGCGGCGGTCCTGCCGCAATCCAGCCGTTCGCGCAGCTCCTGCAGGCGCTCGCGCGTGGTGCGGGTGGCGCGGGCGGCACGGGTGGTGGGACATCGCCGCTTGAGCAGATCGTGCAACAGCTCATGCAGCAGATGGGCATCCCTATGCAAAACCGCATAGGGCAGCAGCAGCCTGGAGGTGACCAGACACCACAACCGGGAACGCCGGTCACAAATGCGGTGACCGGCCAGCCGGTGACGGAGGTCCCGATGCACTTCGGACCCGGTGGCTTTGTCCCGGCCATGCCGGGGACGCCAGGTGCCCGAGCGCCGAGCTCCGTTCCGCCCCCTCCAGGCGGCGGCCTCCCCGCTCGTGGGGGCGAGACGTCGCTTCCTCCACCCGGAACAGCGGGGAATATTCCG